TGATTAATGTTTACAAATTTGAGTAACTAACTTCGTTTCAATCCTTTCTCTCAAGTGGTATCTGACGCATCAGGCACTTAGATATTTAGATTTCTACTTTGTTAATTTATACAGACCCACAATTCCACTTTCTTAAGGCAAGGGCTTTGCGAGTTAGCTTGCCATCTTTTTTTAATGGTCCTTTTACCTTAGACATTCTGGCACAAAAAGATTTTCTTCTGCCTTTCTCTGTCTTGGTTAGACCTGTCTTTTTAGTAACAGGAGCTTGCAAGTTTCCACCTGTTGCTCGGTTGTATTTTCTACGACCAGAAGCAGTAAGACCACCTGTGGGGTCTTTATCCTTCTTGGTCATTGATACGCCCTTAGACATAAAAAATGTAAGCTATTTAAAATATAACACCTTTACGCAATCTTTAAACTATTTCTTTTTTTTCTTCTGTGTTGGTAACTAATCTTTTTTGAGCCTGTCTTTTCTCTTTTGAATCTAGATTTTTCCTTGCTACTCATTTCTCCTGTAGTTTTTGGAGTCTTACTACTAACTCTTTTTGATGGTCTGCAAGCAGGGTAAGGTCTACCTTTTTCATCTTTACCTCTACCACAGTCTTTGCCTGTTTTGACATCAACCCATTTTTCTTTGAACCATCTAGTAAGACTCATTTGCCTACATCTTTTTGTGCTTTTTTATGTGCAGCCTTGAATGAAGAACCTTCACGCATAAGCTTCTTCATCATATCCATGTGTTTTTTTGAATGATGCTCTGAATGTTTCTTCAGAGTTCTCATCTGACTAAGGTTAAGTTTTGCCATTCTAAACTTTTTTAATTTTAAGTTGGTTTCTACTTTTTTTCTTTTGTACCTTTTCAAGAATTATTTGGTACATACCTTCAACTGGTTCTTCTTCATCAATAAAGTCTTTAGCTTTTTTCTTAGTGCCAAAAGTGCCTTCAATAATGTCATTATTTTTGTTGAGGACTTTGTAAATAAATTTAGCCATTTTTCTTTTTGTTTTTTAATCTACGAACTAATAAAAAATCTTCTTTAGTGAGTTTACCATCACCAGTTTTATCAAGATTCTTTTTTTGTTTGTCTGTTAGTTTTTTCATGATTAAGTTTTACGATAACCACCGCCACGTTTTTTATAGGTTCTCACCAACCAGGCATTAGCGTATGCAGAAGGATAAACATCAAACTTCTTTTTGGCTTCTGCCTTAACTCTTGAATAAAGTTCTGGATTAGTTGGTTTGTTAGCCATAATTAACGACCAGTGTTGAATACGTCACTACCACCTAAACGTCTTTGTACGTCTTCAGTGTATGTTACATCTTTACCATAGCGAGGATCAGACATAGCAGTAACTACTTCTGCTGTAGATCTAAATGGTGTAGGTCCACTTTGAGAAGCACGACCTGTTACTAAGTTTGGTTCAATTCCCATAGCGTTATTGTATTGTGAGTAGATACCTTGAACAGCTAACTTAATAGCAGGTCCATCTCCTGTATCGGTAAGCTTATTAAAAGCTTGTATATCTTCAGCAGGTAAATTGTCCATAGCCCAAGAAACCATCTGACCATAGCTTTCATCTCCACCAACTGATTCTTTAATACCTTCTGCATCTACTTCACCTGCAATACCAGCATTGCGAACACCGTCTAAATATAAATCAACAACTTGTTTTGAAAACCCTGCTTCTGCAAGTTTGCTGTAATCATCTTCAGAGATTTCATCATTCTCTAAAAAACGATTTGATATGTCTTCTGCATCAATACCAACTTCTTCTAAAACAGAAGCAAGACCATCTCCATAATATTCTTCTGCATTAAATTCAGAATCATTAACTTCTTGTTCTTCTGCTTGCTCTTCTACATTGCCTTCTGGTTCTTCTCTAGTTTGATCTATAGCTCCAAGCTTACCTTCAAGTTCTTTGTAGCTTCCTACAAGATCCTCAACAGATTTAAACTTACCAGCATATAAACCATTTTCATCTTTTAAACCTTCCAAGTCATTAGCAGACATTGGTGGTGTTTCTGAAATGTTTACTTGTGATGAAGTCATAATAAAAATGTTAGTTATAAGTCATTGTACGACCATTTTTAGTTTCGACCACTTTTGGTTTGTTCGGTTCTGGTGTATCGTTTACACCTAATTCGCTAACAATAGCTTTTGCAGAGACAAATTTGCCATCTTCATCTCTTGCTCTAGGCTTCTTCGCTGCCATCATCTACCTCCATTGGTTGTTGTGAATTTGCATTTGCATTTTTTTGTGGATCAAGTAATGGTGATCCAAGAGCAGCAGGTCCAAGATGTTGAATAAGCTGCTGCTGTTGCATAGCTTCCATCTCATCCTGGATCTCTTCTTGCGTCTTAACTAAGTTTACAGTATCTATACCAATAGAGTTTGCAAGTCGTTTTATGGCTTCATCCACATTCATGTACTGACGCATTATATCTGGACCTAAAGCTTGTGAAACCGTTCCAATAAATTCAATAAGCTTATTACGATCATTACCACGACCAAGCCCTTGAACACCAGTAACGATCTTAGGTTTGACTAATCTCTCTGGTAGCTTTGGTGCTTTACCAGAACGAACAAGCATATGCATCCTTCTCTTCAAATATTTAAGTTGAAATTCCTGAGTCAGGATGCTGTATATACCACCAAGACTGTTCTCTAACTCATTAGCCATCATGGTGACTTCTGCTGCTGTTACCCTTTCAGCATCTCTCTGAACAGATCTTGCCATAAGAAAAGCATATTCAAGTCTTGATTCAATACGTTGTATCGCAGAAAATGACACATTAAAATCTGCTCCCTTGTTTACCTGCATTACAGATATATCATTAGCAGTTCCTTCTCTTATTGCACCATTGGGAGCTTTGGCTAAAGTAGCTGCTCTTGTTACACCATTAGGATTTACAAGAAATATTGTTTTAGCTGAAGCTGCTGCACCTTCGATTATTGCTTGCATCAAAGCTTCTAAACTAATCAAGTCTCCTCTGTATTCTTCTACATAACCTCTGCCATAGTCTTCACCATCAATACGAACAAACCTAAGAGTAATCCAAGGTGATACTTCTACCTTTGATCTGCCATCAGTGCCTGGTATCTTTTCTCCCTTACATTCTTGATGCCAAAAATGTTCATCATTAATTCTTTTGATGTATGTGTATATATCAAGATCTCCTTCCATTGTTTTTTCATCATAGTTTTCTTTCTTTTTTATTTGTTCTAAAAACTGTGGTGAAAGTGCATTAGGGTTGACTGATTCTTTTGTAATAATTTCTAAGATATTACCTACTGCATCACGTTTACATACAAATTTAGATAGTGGATATACTTTTAATCCTTCATCTGTGAGATAGAGAAGAACATTCCCTCCAACGATTAGATGCTTAAGTGCTTCAAACATTGCAACCCTATCGTTAGAGATCTCTATCTCATTCATCAAGGCTGTTTCTATTGTTCGTAATCCTTTGTCTATTTCTGATTCAAGACCTTCTTGACCTTGTTTTAAAAGTTCAAGACTATCAATACTTAATTTAAAAAAGGCAGTTGATGGAGGTAGCAATGCAAACAAAAGTTTAGATGCCAAACTATTGACACCTCTTGCTCCTACCGCTTGGAAAGGAGTTTTTATTTTTGCTCTTGTTCCTGTTGTACTTTCGGGAATAAGGCTAGGTATGGTTAGTTTTGATGATTCTTTTGCTTCTCTTTCAAAGGTAGACCTTGCACTTTCTAATTGTGCATACCTACCAGCAGCAGTTTGCCCTTGTCCAGAATAAGTCATCAGCCTCTAGCTGTTATTTTAAGGTCATTTGGCGACCTTCCCTTTGAACTCATATTTTTAAGACCTTGAGAATATCTTTCATCTTGTCTTCTTTTTTTTAAACGTGCTGTTACTTTTGAAGTATCAATAGGATCTTCTACCCCTCTTTGTCTGCCAGTAACAGTAGGAGCATCATTCCTTGGTGCTTGATTTGATACAACAGCTCGAGATGCTTGTCTTCCAATACACATAATTAATACCTCAAATCACTAGACATTGTTACTGGAATCCTTAATGTATCTGTACCAGTAGGTTTTCTTTTGCGTTCAGTTTTAGTTTTACCATCCTGTCCCCTTTCTGAACCAACCCTTACAGTTTGTGCAGTTCTTTCTGGTGCAGGTGCTGTTGGCCTTGGAGGTGGTAAAGGCGGTGCTTTAGGTCTTCTTGGTGGACACATAGTTAGTTTTCCAAAACTGAATTAGTGAGCATGGTTTCCTTCTGTCTTGATTGTTGCTCAATTAAATAATCAACAACATATCGTTGCCCTGCCCTATACCATATCTCTCTATCAGATAAAGACAAGTCAGGATGACGATTAGGAAAGATTTGATCTAAAGCAAAAATCAGTTCATCTGTGATAACTGGTAGTTTTTCAGATGCCATGCTTTAAAACATTTATAAATAGTATAGTTCAAGTTTAGTAATAAAGTACAGCAAGTTTATATTTGTGTGATAAGGTTAATATGCTTATCCAGGCAACTAAGAAATACCAACAGCCCATGCTACTGCGTTGTTGGTGTTTTTTTATGGAGTCCAGAGAGATACTTCACCAGTATCAAAGTCAAAGTCTCCATCTCTCAATATCCTTGCAAGCTGTGCATTAAGAACAGCATCAGCAAAGTTATATTTCTTTTTTTCATAAGCTTCTACTACTTTCTCCCACATCTGTTCAAGTGTCTTAGCTTCACCTAATATCTTTTCTGCTGTTACTGGTCCTACTTTATCTATACCAAAGTAATTATCTGTGCTATCTCCTGTAAGAGCTTGTATCATCCAATGCCTATCAGCCTTACGTTTGGTTATAAGTTCCATATCATCACCTGCAAGTAGTGTACAAGGTACAGATCTCATGTCCTTATCAACTGAAACTATTATTGGGTTGTCATATTTTTTTGATGTTGCAAGTATAGCCATTACGTCATCACCTTCTAATCCTGGGTAACTTTCAGATGTATATCTTTCTCTTACACCTTCAATAATTTTGCGAAGACCTAAAGGTTTTCTTTTGTGTTTTCTATTAGCTTTGTATTCTGGATATATCGTATGTCTAAATGTTGGATACTCTGTAAAGCACATGACAACATTCTTATCGCCTTCAGCAATCGTTTGATAGTGTGCAACTCTACCATCAACCATTTCATGTACATCTCTTTCATCTGCATGAAGTGTGTGTAGGTTACTATCCCACTGTATGTCCTGTTCACAAGCACAGCATGAAGAATAAATAAGCCAATCAGCGTCAATTAGTAAAGTCATTAGTTTCCGAAGTAAGTTTCCATAGGCACTACAAGTCTTC